GTGCGCTGGAACATTACTTGTAACTTAAGTTGTAACTATTGCGGAGATAAATGTAGTTCTAAGTGGGCCGCACTTAAAAACATTCCGTTTAAATCAGGAGCTCGCCCGTACTACGAACAAGTATGCGACTACCTCGAAGAACATCAAGATAAAATAAGAGAAGTAGCATTAGTTGGAGGTGAACCGTTGTTGCTTCCAGAGAACGAACGGTTACTAGATGTAATACCCGCAGACTGTGTAGTTACATTGATAACCAACATGAGTGTTGATCTAGAATCAAACAAAATATTTAAAAAACTTGTTAACAGAAAAAAAGTAGGTTGGTCCATGAGCTTTGACAACATTGGCGCTCGCTTTGAATATGTGCGGTATGGCGGCAAATGGGATTTATTAGAGAATAATATAAAACAAATTAAACAGTTGTTTGCCCAAGGACAGTGGTGCGGCGTCCATGCCGTTTATAACTTATATAATGCTACGCGATTAATGGAGTTTATTGATTGGGCAAAAAGCGTAGGAGTTAACACACACTGGCAAAGTTTATACCAACCAGATTGCTTAGATCCACTTAAACATTCATCGGAGATTAGAGAGTTATGTGCCCAAGAAGTAGAACGTGTATTGGCCCGCACAGATTTGTCTGACAGCGAGCGAAGTTTCTTTTCACAAGCACAACAAAATTATAAATCTACTGGAAGCAAAGTGTTAACAGAACAACTCAAAGCTCATATTGCTGAAATAGAAAATCAATATCACACCGACCAGCAAGGACAGTTTAAAAATCTTTGGCCAGAAATTTATAATTTACTATGAATGATGAATTTTTAATTGACCTTCCGACATTTGAGATGCAACAATACAGCAATCAAACGTTAAATTGGGTTCCATGCGACACTGAAAAAGCATATAACAAACATGTAAGCGAGTCGCCTTCACGTAAATTGCTTATATCGAATGGATGGTTTGATACTCCTATAGACTACGCAATTAACTCTGAAGGATTTAGATCTGCTGAACTTGAGCCAGACGGATTAGTTGTACTAGGTTGCAGTTTTACTTTTGGAGTAGGGTTGCCTGCAGAAGACTTATATCACTATTACATAGGTGACGAACTACATATACCAGTAAATAATCTTGGAGTTATAAATTGTAGTAACGGGTTTATGTACAGATTAGCAAGATATTACCTACCAAAAATTAAACCAAAAATGGTTATACTACAACAAACATTTGAACATCGATTAGAAGTAATAAATCAGTTTGATGAGGCTATTGCATATGATCCTACAGACCTAAACAATCCATTGGATAAAGAAGCATTTGGCAATTGGTGGGCCAATAAGTTTAACGGCCAAATAGATCGAGAACGAAATGCAATGGCTGTTAAATACATATGTTCACAATTAAAAATTCCGTTGCATATCATAACTGTTGAAGACTTTATGAATCCAGTGAACGGGCATGGACGTAATCTAATAGACCCAGGCCCAATGTCTCATCAATCTGTAGCAGACTTAATATTAAATAAGATTTACGAATAACATGGCACAAGACGCAGCAAACTTAGTTAAACAACCGCACCGGAGGCATAGTTATACCGACGAACAGTTGGCTGAGTTCATAGCCTGTGCAGATCCTGTGACAGGGCCTATGTATTTTATGGATCATTATTTTCACATCCAACATCCTACCCGTGGCAAGATGGTGTACCATCCGTTTGAGTATCAAAAACGACTAATCGACACATATCATCGGTTTCGTTTTAGTATATCAATGATGCCTCGACAAACTGGTAAGTCAACATCGGCCGCTGGGTATTTGTTATGGTACGCTATGTTTGTGCCAGACTCAACAATTTTAATTGCCGCACACAAATACACAGGCTCACAAGAGATTATGCAACGTATTCGCTATGCATATGAACTATGCCCTGATCATATACGTGCCGGCGTAACAAGTTATAACAAAGGTAACTTAGATTTTGAAAATGGCTCACGTATAGTAAGTGCAACAACCACAGAAAATACCGGTCGTGGTATGTCTATATCACTCCTATATGCAGATGAGTTTGCGTTTGTGCGACCTACTATTGCCAAAGAGTTTTGGACATCTATTAGTCCTACATTAGCAACTGGTGGTAAGGCAATTATCACATCAACTCCAAATAGTGACGAAGATCAATTTGCGTTATTATGGAAAGGTGCTAATAAATGTATAGATGATTTTGGTAACCCTACTGCATTAGGGATCAACGGATTCAGAGCATATCGAAGTTATTGGAATGAGCACCCAGATAGAGACAAAGCATGGGCAGATCAGCAATTAGCGCAGTTAGGTGTTGATCGTTTCCGTCGAGAAATGGAATGTGAATTTATTATCAATGATGAAACGTTGATAGCTCCTACTAAATTAATTGATCTTGAAGGGCAAGAGCCGTTATACAGGACTGGTCAAGTACGCTGGTATAAGAAGCCTGAAAAAAATAAGATTTACGTAGTTGCATTAGATCCTAGCCTAGGCACAGGTGGCGACCCATCAGCGATACAAATTTTTGAAGCCAATACTACAGATCAAATTGGTGAATGGTGTCACAATAAAACTACTATTCCGGAACAAATACGTATTCTAGCTGATATATGTAAACACATCAATGAAACTGTCAAGGATGAAAAAAACGTTTACTACAGTATAGAAAACAACACAATTGGCGAAGCTGCTTTGATTAGTATTGCAGAATATGGTGAAGAAAACATACATGGTTATTTTTTAAGCGATGGGTCAACCCCAGGGGGTAATAGACGGTTTCGCAAGGGATTTAATACTACTAACAAGAGCAAACTCACTGCGTGTAACAAACTTAAAATTTTAATAGAAACAGATCGAATGAAAATACGTAGTCGGGCATTTATCAGTGAGCTTAAAACTTACGTTGCCAAAGGTGCAGCGTACGAAGCAAAACCAGGCGAAACCGACGATATTGTTTCGGCTGCGCTACTAGCAGTTAGGATGATGCAACACTTACAAAGCTACCACACCGACATGGATTTACAAATGAAAGACCACACAGACATGTATATAGAACCAATGCCGTTCATATCAATCTTACGCTAAATACATCACTATGGCTGATATAACTACTGGAACAAAACTATACAATTTACTGACTACCCGAGACTTTGAAAATTTTAAAGTGTTGGACAGTAAAACAAGCAAACCCCCTGTAAATGATCAAGGGCAAGAAGACATTAGCAAAGCTAATATGTTTGTGTTTGACTGGACGTCCGAACAAAGACACAACTATGGTACAGTGGTTGTACTTTTAGGTGCTGACAAAAATCTCAGCGTATTTTTTGGTGACAATCTTGGCAAAAGCATGGAAGGGTCAGATAAAAAAGAATGGTTTGATTTCTTATATCAGTTAAAACAATTTGCTACTAAAAACTTTCTAGGATTCTCGTCTGATAACTTAAACAGACTGCGTTATAGTTTACAAGGACAAGCACAAGTAAACGAAGGGTTATTTGAATCATGGGTTGGAACACGTACAGTAAGTTATAGTGGCCGTCCTACTGAAGCCAGGTTAATGATCAAACATAATCGCACTCTAGGCGAAGGTGATGCACGTTTTCGTTATGTTGAAAGTTTGTACATTGAAACTGCCGAAGGCGAACGTTTTAAACTTCCGTTTACAAAATTAAATGGTGGCCGTGCAATGGTAGAACATGTTCGTCAAGGTGGTAAACCTTATGACTTACGTGGACAACATATTACTTCCATGGTAGAAGAAATAAACGTTTTAAGTCGTTTCCGTCGTGCTAATCATGGCAAAATTTTTGAAGGCGATACAGAACAACTGGTTCTTGAAACTAATACATACTATGAAAACATAAGTCGTGTGCTCAAAGGATTAAGCAGTAGCCGAGGCTATGGACAATATTTTGAATCATGGAATCCAAACGAAGTTACTGATCAAGAATTAGTAATTGAAGATATTAAAAACTTATTTGTGACTCAAAACATTGACTCACGAATTGAAGCCGCACTTCCTGTGTTGGCTCGTATACAACAACAAGGAACTGCTATGAAAGAAGCAAACATATTTGAGCAATGGATTGACAAATTAGAAGAAGGAACTTGGGCATTACCCGAAACGCCAGAACAAAAAGAAAAGTTAGCAATGCTTTTGAGCAACGAACTTATTGTAGGTGCTGATGCTACCAATGCTACAGAACAATTATATGATTTGATCGGCGATGACGAGTTGTTTGACTTACTAACCGACTTGGCCAACCAAGACGCCAATGCAAATGCCTGGGCAGATCCAGCAGTGGTTGACCGTTTGTATGAATTAGCAGAACTTGATTCTAATCTTGCTGAAGTATTAGATAACATTGATATTGGTGCATCTAGCAATAAGCAAGAACCTGCACCAGATGAAACTGAGGTTGACGAAGGATTGTTAGATACTATTGCCAGCAAACTTGGTCACGGCAGTGATGAAGACATGTTGGCAGATTTACAAAAGAAAGCCGGATTACCGGTTACTGGTAAAAAACCCGGAGAAGAATTAAATGCTCCGGCACATGATGAACACGAAGTTGATGAAGACTTTGGTACTACGGCAGCTATTGCCGGTGGCGCACTGGTAGGTGCCAAGTTAGGTAAAACTATAGGTATATATCGCGGTGCTAAAGGTGATGAAAAAGCCGGCTTAGCAAAACCACGCGGAACATTAGAGCGTCTAAAAGGTTCATGGAAAGGGTTATCACATCCTGAGTATGATGACCGAGGCGAAGTGCATAAGATTAACCACAAATATAGATACGAAGAAGATATGGCAGAAGAAATGAACTTGCTACGTCGCGCTGCCGGACTCAAAGAGAATGTTACACTGGATGAAAATGGACAAACACTCCAACACATCCTTACCACATTCAAGCGTGATATTAAAGATTTCAAAGCAACAGGAGCACTAAGCGATCATTTATATGATGCATTATTTGATTACTATGCACCAGATATGCCTTATGGTGTAGCCAAAGCCCGCACCGGTGATCCGGATCAGTGGATAGCAGATCGCTTTGGTGCAGACATTGGTATGTTAAACTTTGGATCTAACAGTCCAAGTACCGATGATTATGAAGAAGAAACTGATGAAGGTGTTCTTGGTACACTAGGTGGCGGAGCAGTTGGTGCAATGCTAGGCGGTCCTGTTGGTGGTATAATTGGCGCTGGTATAGGTCAAGCGGCTACCGATGGTGGGTCTGGTATTATTGAACAAGATGATGAAGAAACTGACGAAGGATGGAAAGGTCAGCTTGCTGGCGGCACAGTAGGAGCAATTGGTGGCGAATTAGCCGGAGCAGCACTCGGCGGCCCACTTGGTGCATTAGCTGGCGGAGCATTAGGCGGCACTGCTGGACAAATGGTAGGCGACAACCTCGGCGGAGAAGAAGAACTTGACGAAGCACGATGCAATATGACCGGCGTCGGTGACCGCTGCCCGATACATGGACTTAACGAATGTTGGGCACCAACTGGTGTTATGGAAGAATCTGCAGATAAATTTGATCTAGGTAGATTAAAAACATTGGCTAATATTCGCTAAGAGGCACTATTGAAAATACAACAAGTACTACCCACAGTTTGGGAAATTGAAAACTTTTTTCCAGACTTTTCAGAACTACGCAATTTATACAGAACTAACCAAACTCCGTGGCGTTCACAATATCCAAACAGATTGCTTAATCCGTATAACGACACACCAGATCTCCAAAAGAGATTGGGTAATTTGTTACCTCAAATACAAGACATAGTCGGCCAACCGTTACAACCACAAGTGGCATATTCGAGTTTAGATTTATCTGGATGCCGAATTATGATGCACAGATTACATGCTGACATTAGATGTTTTGTGCAGATATGTATGGCCGATGCTGAAGCACCAGAATTAGCCACACATTTTTGCGTAGACGCTGATGTAAATGCTACATATCAACAAGACTACGAAGATATAAGTTATTTCAAGCCTAATCAACTAGTAGCAATGCAATACAAACCAAACACAGGTTATGTATTTTTAAATCAACCAAGAATGTTTATGGGCACCAAGAACCTTGTGCCTGCTAATATGCTCCGAGAAACTTTTAATTTACACTTTGGCTCGCCATTGAAAGCAAGCACTTAACCGTACACCTTCGGAACGGTTTGCGTGATGAATTTTAAGATCTTCGTTTAAATTGATATAACCACTGTTAGCTTTGAATGGTATAGTAACTTCTGGTTCAGTATGACAAAATGTTGTACCTGGAACATTACCGCCATATTGCCACAAATACACTTGATAAGTTACTAGCAACAATCCAGCATCACTGTGATACGGGCAATGGAAGTACGGTAAGTCCATCCATACTTTACTTTCGGCTGGAGCAAGTTTTTTGCCAACTACTTCTTCCATTCGTTCTGTCATATCAACACATAAATCGTTGATTCCTTTAAAGGATTTGCTTTCCGGAGCCAGTTGAATACGATATTCTAAACAGTCCTGATGTCGATGCCATAGTTCATCGTGATCTAAAAATAATTGGCTAAGCCATTTAAATGTAGACTCATCAAAGCAGTTTGAGACGTACCAAAGATTTGATGCGGCTGGACGTACCTCAGCCTCTGAGTTATAGATTTTAATTTTGTTCATATTGGGGGTTTTGTCGAATAGACAATGTATTTAAGCGTTAGGCAAAAAAAGTCTAAATTTCTCTTGCTTTGCTAAATAAAATCGTATACACTACATATATGTGTTTACACAGGCAACACACACTATTTTTAATAGGCAACATATTAACAACTTTGAAAGGCAACATAATATGGCATCATTAGCAGAAATTAGAGCAAGATTGGCAGCAAGCGACAACAAAGGTTCGCAATCACAAGGTGGGGGAGACAATTCAATTTACCCACACTGGAATATGGAAGAAGGGCAATCAGCCACACTACGCTTCCTACCAGACGCAAATACAAAAAACACATTTTTCTGGGCAGAACGTGCCATGATCCGTTTACCATTTAACGGCATCAAAGGAGAAATGGAATCCAAACAAACAATTGTACAAGTTCCTTGCGTGGAAATGTGGGGAGACGCTTGTCCAGTATTGGCCGAGGTACGTACTTGGTTTAAAGACAAGAGTCTCGAAGAGATGGGTCGTAAGTATTGGAAAAAACGCAGTTATATTTTCCAAGGCTTTGTACGTGAGAATCCTTTAAACGAGGACAAGACTCCCGAGAACCCAATCCGTAGATTTATCATTGGCCCACAAATCTTTACAACGATTAAAGGTGCGTTGATGGATCCTGAGTTGGAAGAATTGCCAACAGACTATTTGCGTGGATTAGACTTCCGCATTAGCAAAGGTGCCAAAGGCGGCTTTGCCGACTACAATGGTAGTAAGTGGGCACGTAAAGAATCAGCATTGACTGAAGCAGAGCAAGCAGCCATTGACAAATATGGATTGTTTGACTTAGGTACATTCTTACCAAAGAAACCAACTGATGTTGAACTTAAAGTTATCAAAGAAATGTTTGAAGCAAGCGTTGATGGTCAAGCATATGACACAGAGCGATGGGGGCAATACTTCCGTCCTGCAGGTGTTCAAGCGCCAGCTGGATCTGCTACACAAGCATCGGCACCTGCTCCGGCAGTAGACGAAGATGTGCCAGCACCAGTGGTCAAGGCAGCTCCTGTAGCATCAAGCTTCGATGATGAAGATGATGTGCCAGCACCAACTGCACCAGTTGCGGCAGCCAAGCCAGCCGGAAATGCACAAGACATTTTGGCTATGATTCGTGCAAGACAAAAACAATAACTCGTAGTATTGTAATCGCACAAGGGGAAACCCTTGTGCTATCTCATCATATATAGGTAAACTATGGGAAAACCATTTGACGTTTCAAAATTTCGTAAGGAAATTACAAAAAGTATTGATGGCCTAAGTATAGGCTTCAACGATCCAACAGATTGGATCTCTACAGGCAACTATGCCTTAAACTATCTTATTAGTGGTGACTTCCTTAGAGGCATTCCTTTGGGCAAAGTTACTGTATTTGCCGGAGACTCCGGTGCAGGTAAAAGTTACATTTGTTCAGGTAACATTGTTAAGAATGCACAAGAGCAAGGCATTTTTGTTGTATTAATTGACAGTGAAAATGCTCTAGACGAAGACTGGCTCAAAGCATTAGGCGTTGATACTAGTGATAGTAAATTGCTTAAACTATCAATGGCTATGATTGATGACGTGGCAAAAACTATTTCAACATTTATGAGTGATTATAAAGCACTTCCAGATGGCGAGCGTCCAAAAGTTATGTTTGTCATCGACTCACTTGGCATGTTGCTGACACCAACAGACGTTAATCAGTTTGATGCAGGCGAAATGAAAGGTGACTTAGGTCGTAAGCCTAAAGCACTGACAGCACTTGTTCGTAACTGTGTAAACATGTTTGGTAGTTATAATGTTGGACTGGTGTGTACTAATCATACATACGCTTCACAAGATATGTTTGATCCAGATGACAAGATCTCCGGCGGTCAAGGCTTTATCTATGCTTCAAGTATTGTAGTTGCTATGAAAAAGCTTAAACTTAAAGAAGATGAAGACGGCAACAAAATTTCAGATGTCATGGGCATTCGTGCTGCGTGTAAGGTTATGAAAACTCGTTATTCAAAGCCATTTGAAGGCGTACAAGTTAAAATACCATACGAGACCGGAATGAGTCCGTACTCAGGTTTAACTGACTTGATTGAAAAGAAAGGCCTCTTAAAGAAAGAAGGCAACAGTCTGGTATTCACTACAAGCGATGGCGAAATTATTAAGAAGTTCCGCAAGGGGTGGGAACGCAACGATGATGGATGCTTGGATGTTGTTATGAAAGACTTTGGGAATATTAAAGAAGAGGTAAGTACCGTTGAGGAGGAAGTAGAACAATGAGTGAAGTAGTAGCAAACGAAATTTGGAGTGAACTTAAGCGATATGTAAACACAGTAGATCGTGCCGAGGCAGCTGAAACTGTGATTGCTATATTAATCGATCACGATTCTGATGTTGAGGATATCCGCAATGCGTTTAAAGGTGATGCAGATATTAAAAAAGCATTAACTGCATATCTTGACAATGACAAAGATTATACCGAAGACGAAGAAGAGTTTTCCGATGATGAAGACGAAGACTCTGACTGGGAAGATTAATGCCTAACTCGCGTCATGTATTTCCGATTAAAACTGCTACTGCTTGTCAAGCAAAGTGGACTTGGTCCACTTTGTGGTTGACACATGGGTCAACGGCCAGTTGCCATCGTGTTAATCATGAAACTATTTCTCTTGAGAACTTTCAAAACTTTCATAATACTCCAAAGAAAATTGCCGACAGAGAACTTATGCTCAACGGAGATTGGCCAACAGGTGGGTGTGAGTATTGCAAAGACATTGAAACTGCTAGCGGGCAATCTGATCGTAATTTTTATCAAGTAGTTGACAATATTAGTCCTCCTGAACTTGTTACTGACCCAACTGCGGTTGTAGTTACACCTCGCATTGTTGAAGTATTTTTGAACAATACTTGTAACTTAAAATGTGTTTACTGTGATCCTGGATTAAGTTCATCTATACAAAAAGAAAATCACGAGTTTGGCCATTTTTCTAAATTAGGAGTGTTGATTAGTGATTACGATCCTGTTGTAGCTAATCGTGCTGAGTATGTAGATCAATTTTTTATATGGTTAGAAAATAACTATCAACACATTGAGAGATTCCATATTCTTGGCGGCGAACCGTTTATACAACAAGAG